GTAATTTTTAACATAATACCAACAACAACAACACAACAACTTACAAACAACAAAACAACAAACAACAACAATGGCACAAACACAACAAGCAATTACCAATGCTTTGTTGGATACCATGAGGGGAAACAACCCTTTGGTAAACGACTTAGCAAAACGTCGTCTCTACGACACTGCTGTCGAAGAGATGAACACGAGGGATAGGAGACCGAAAGTTAATTTTAGCAAATCCATCAATGAGGAGCAGACATTGGTGGTGTCCCAAGCCTATCCCGAGTTCCAGATTACGTTCTATAACACACAGTTAGCTGTACACAGTATGGCTGCTGGGCTGAGAAATTTGGAGCTCGAATATATGATGATGCAGGTCCCCTACGGTTCTCTAACGTACGATATTGGAGGGAACTTTGCATCACATCTGTTCAAAGGAAGAGATTACGTTCACTGCTGCATGCCAAATCTGGATGTTCGTGACGTCATGCGTCATGAGAATCAAAAGGACGCAGTGGAAGTATATCTCGGAAAACTGGCGTCGAAAGGGAGACCAATTCCACATTTTCAACTCCCTGCCTTCGAAAGGTACGCCAACAGTCCTGATGCGGTTGTATGTCATGATACTTTTCAACAGTGTAAGCACGATCCGTTTCAACATGACGGTCGGAAATACGCTGTCGCTTTACACAGTTTGTATGACATTCCCGCAGATGAGTTTGGAGCAGCGTTACTGAGAAAGGATATTCACACTTGTTATGCTGCATTTCACTTTGCTGAAGAGCTTTTGCTCGAAGCAAGTACCGTGGAGTTACCCGCTATAGGCGGAGTTTTTTCTCGCGACGGTGATAGATTAAATTTTTGTTTTTCTAATGAGAGTACTCTTAATTATAGTCATAGTTATAGTAATGTACTTAAGTTTGTGTGTAAAACATATTTTTTAGCTTCTAATAGATACGTCTACATGAAGGAGTTTTTAGTAACTAGAGTAAATACTATGTTTTGTAAGTTTGTTAAAGTAGATACATATATGCTATACAAGAGTGTGTACAAAAACTCTGTGGATTCTGAACAGTTCTATGCCTCGATGGAAGATGCATGGCATTATAAGAAGACTCTCGCAATGCTTAATTCTGAGAGAATAATGCTGCATGACAAATCTGCTGTCAATTTCTGGTTCCCCAAAATGAAAGACCAGGTGATCGTACCTCTTTTCGACATCTCCCTAGATTCAGGAAAGAGGACAAGGAAAGAAGTCTTGGTTAATAAGGACTTTGTTTATACTGTTTTGAATCACATCCGTACTTATCAGGCCAAAGCGCTTACATACAATAATGTGTTATCCTTTGTCGAATCAATAAGATCAAGGGTAATCATTAACGGTGTCACTGCTAGGTCGGAGTGGGATGTGGACAAGACATTATTGCAGGGTTTATCCATGACTTTTTTTTTGATTACCAAATTGGCCATTTTGAAGGATGAAATGATGATAAGCAAGTTTAAACTTGGGTCGAAATCTATCTCTGAACACGTGTGGGAAGAGTGTGAAAAGGCCTTTGGAAATCTTTTTCCCTCCTTGAAAGAAGTTCTCAAGAGGAGGAAACTGATTGTCACTTCCGAGAGTGCATTGGAAATCAAGGTTCCGGATGTATATGTCACTTTCCATGATAGATTCGTTAGTGAGTACCAAAGTTCTGTAGAGATGCCGAGTATGGATATCTCAAAGTCTTTGACTGAAGCTGAGAAGTACTACGAGGCTCTGTCTGAACTCACTGTGGTGAAGGGTATGAAGGATTTTGATGCAGAAAAGTTCACGCGCATGTGCCAACTTTACTCTGTTTCGCCGGAACTAGCTGCTAAGATTATAACTGCTGTCTTTGCTAATGAAAGTGGAGTGTCCATCCCATTCAAACAGGCTACAGAAGAAAATTTGTCGGAAGCTCTTTCATCGACCCAAAAGGAAGATGACGTGCTTGTGCTTACGAGTACTTACCAAAGTGAAAGAGTAGATACCGCAAGTATGGTTGAAACTGGTCAATTACCAATGCAGGGGATCTGTAAGGATATCGGAACTGCGTGTTTTGAGCACAACGAAGAAATCAACACTCTAGAAGACTTCCACATGATGGCTGCTGAAAGCGTGGTACAAGGAAATATGGCATCGATAATATACCAGGGATCTCTACAAGTCCAACAGATGGAAAATTATGTAGACTCACTGGCTGCATCGCTGTCTGCTTCTGTATCCAACCTCAAAAAGGCAATCAAGGACACTTCAGGGTTTGTTTCTGACTCGCAATCAAAATACGGAGTATACGATGTCCGAAAGAAAACTTGGTTATTGCAACCATCAGGGAAAAATCATGCTTGGGGTGTCGTCGAAAAATACAATGGTAAGTGTTTCTTGGCTCTTTTGAAACATGAAAATTCTGTGCCTATATGTCATGAGGACTGGAGGAGAGTAGCTGTATCTAGTGAGTCACTGATTTACTCTGATATGGCTAAGTTAAGGAATCTTAGGAGATCCATCCCTGAGGGTGGAAAACCCTTTTTGAGTTCAGCAGAAATGATTTTAGTGGACGGTGTTCCTGGTTGTGGAAAAACGAAAGAAATTCTTTCGAGAGTCAATCTCGAAGAAGATCTGATCTTGGTTCCAGGAAGAGAAGCAGCAGCAATGATCAGAAAAAGGGCAAATGCATCGATGAATGGATTGACGGTTGCAAACAATGAAAATGTTAAAACTGTCGATTCCTTCCTAATGAATCTTGGAAAAGGCTGCAAAAAACAGTGGAAAAACCTGTACATTGATGAAGGATTGATGCTGCACCCTGGGTGTGTATATTTTCTCGTCGGCTTAAGTCACTGCGAGAAGGCGTACATTTTCGGGGATACTCAGCAAATTCCGTTTATTAATAGGGTTCAAAACTTCCCTTTTCCGGCACACTTTGCCAAATTACAAGTGGACTCTGTTGAAAAAAGAAGAACCACATTGAGATGTCCGGCTGATGTGACTCATTTCCTCAATGAGAGATATGAAGGAGCAGTTACATGTACAAGCTCTGTTGATAGGTCTGTTAGCTTTGAGATTGTGGCCGGTTCTGCCGCTGTTAATCCAGTGTCTAAACCGCTCAAAGGAAAAGTGATAACCTTTACTCAGAGTGACAAGAGCACCTTAGTGGCTCGTGGTTATGAAAATGTGAATACTGTTCATGAAATTCAAGGAGAAACGTATGAAGAAGTGAGCCTCGTGAGGCTAACTCCGACACCGATTGGTATCATCTCAAGAGATAGTCCGCATGTGTTAGTGGCATTGTCTAGACATACAAAGGCTTTCAAGTACTACACTGTTGTTCTCGATAGCATGGTTAGTGTCGTCAGAGATCTTGAGTCTGTTAGTAACTTCTTGTTAGATGTATATAAGGTTGAGTCGTCTTCTTTGTAGCAATTACAGGTCGATGCTGTTTATATCAATGAAAACTTATTCGTGCAAGCTCCAAAGACTGGTGATGTTCAAGATTTGCAATTTTATTATGACAGATGTTTGCCGGGTAATAGTACTGTATTGAACGACTTCGATGCAGTGACTATTAACTTGTCTGATATCAGTCTTAATTCAAAGGATTGCGTCCTGGAGTTTTCTAAGAGCGTACCTTTACCGCGGGACAGACCTAGTGTCTTAACCCCGGTTATAAGGACGGCTGCTGAGAAACCTCGGGAAGCAGGTCTTTTGGAAAATTTAATTGCAATGATCAAAAGAAATTTTAACAGTCCAGAGCTTTCGGGTATAGTTGACATTGAAAACACAGCATCAGTAGTAGTAGATAAGTTTTTTGAAAGTTATATACTTAATGATATTAAAAAACCCAAAAATATGTACTCTCTTGATAGGCAATCCTTAATAAGGTGGATGGAAAAACAAGAACCGGCAACTCTTGGTCAACTTGCAGATTTTGACTTTATAGATTTGCCGGCGATTGACCAGTACAAACATATGATTAAGAGTCAGCCTAAACAAAAACTTGATCTGTCCATCCAGACCGAGTATCCGGCTCTACAAACCATTGTGTACCATTCCAAGAAGATTAATTCTCTTTTCGGTCCGGTTTTTTCAGAGTTGACAAGACAGCTCTTGGCCTCCATTGACTCATCTCGGTTTATGTTCTATACAAGGAAAACGCCTGAACAAATTGAAGAGTTCTTCTCCGATCTAGACTCGCACGTACCGATGGATGTTCTGGAACTTGACGTATCGAAATACGATAAGAGCCAGAATGAATTCCATTGTGCGGTTGAGTACGAAATCTGGAGAAGGCTTGGTATCGATGAGTTCTTGGCGGAAGTTTGGAAGCAAGGTCACAGGAAAACAACGTTGAAGGATTATGTGGCTGGGATTCGTACATGCTTGTGGTATCAGAGGAAGAGTGGCGATGTAACTACGTTCATTGGGAACACTGTAATTATTGCCGCGTGCATTAGTTCGATGGTTCCGATGGATAAGGTTATCAAAGCCGCTTTCTGTGGCGACGATAGCTTAATTTATATACCCAAGGGGACTCAGATGCCTGACATTCAAGCAGGGGCTAACTTAATGTGGAATTTTGAAGCCAAACTTTTTAAGAAAAGGTACGGTTACTTCTGTGGTAGGTATGTGATACATCATGACAGAGGTGCAATCGTATATGTGGATCCACTCAAAATCATCTCGAAACTCGGCGCTAAGCATATTAAAGATAAGGAACATTTGGAAGAGTTCAGAGTTTCGTTGATGGATGTTTGTAAATCCTTGAATAACTGTTCGTATTACTTACAGTTAGACGAGGCAATAGGGGAAGTTCATAAAACTGCCCCACCTGGTTCGTTTGTTTTTAAATGTTTAGTTAAGTATTTAAGTGATAAAAAATTGTTTGAATCTCTGTTCCTTAAGTAAGTTATCCAATGGCAATTGCTTTGAGAGATACTGTCAAGATCAATGAGTTCATTAACTTATCTAAAACAGAGGAGATTCTTCCGGCTATGTTCACAAGAATGAAGTCGGTTAGAATATCAACTGTGGATAAGGTAGTGGCTAAGGAGAATGATAGTGTATCTGAAGTCGACTTGCTGAAGGGTGTTAAGTTAGTCAAGAATGGTTATGTCAATCTGGTAGGTTTAGTAGTGTCAGGAGAGTGGAATCTTCCGGATAATTGTCGAGGAGGTGTAAGTGTATGTCTGGTTGACAGGCGTATGACAAGACACTCCGAAGCAACGCTCGGGTCTTATACTGCTCCCGCTTGTAAGAAAAACTTTTCGTTTAAGCTAATCCCTAATTATTCTGTTACAACTGCGGACGCTGAACGTCGTCCGTGGGAAGTGATGGTGAATATCAAGGGAGTGGCTATGGCTGAAGGTTGGTGTCCACTTACTTTAGAGTTCGTATGTGTTTGTATTGTGCATAAAACTAATGTCCGAACCGGTCTGAGAGAGAAAGTAACTTCCGTGTCAGAAGGGTCTCCGATTGAACTCACAGAAGATGTTGTAGATGAGTTTTTCGAGAGTGTCCCTATGGCTCGTAGGTTGCAGAACTTGAGGAATAGGCGAGGAAATATAAATAGAAATAAGTCTCAGGTTTATAAAAAGAAAAATAAAAATAATATTGGTGATGCGCTTAAAGAGCGAATTGATGAGGTTAAGGATGTTGAGAATAAAAGATATGATAACGATGACTACTCTATAGAGGAGTCTTCTGATTCGTATTAATTATGTCTTACGCAATCACTTCACCTAAGCAGTTTGCTTATTTAACAAACGCATATGCCGATCCTATAGCGTTAATTAGTTTATGTAATAATGCTTTGGGAAATCAATTTCAAACTCAGAATGCCAGAACAACTGTACAACAGCAGTTCAATGACATCTGGAAGGAATTGCCTACTCAAATATCTAGGTTTCCCGTAGGTATTTATAGAGTGTACAGGTTTGACTCGACGATTGATCCTTTGATCACGTCGGTGTTAAATTCGTTTGATACTAGAAATAGGATAATAGAGACCGAAAATCCGGCAAATCCGAGCACTACTGAGGTTGTTAACGCAACTCAGCGTGTCGACGATGCGACGGTTAATATAAGGTCTTCAATAAATAATTTATGTAACGAGTTGATCAGAGGTACAGGTTTCTTGAATCAAGCTACTTTTGAAGAAGCTAGTCAATTAACTTGGACAGCTAGAACAACTTAAATGTCATAATGACCGTGGCGCGTACGATAACGCGTAGTGTTTTTCCCTCCACTTAAATCGAAGGGTTTGGCTGTTTGGATCAAGTAGAAACTACACAGGTGCTGTGCAAGACTACAATGGCCTTTAAAAAATTTTTGAGGAGTTCGAATCTCCCCGATGACCCCCGAACTGGCCCA